GATATACGATAATCAAAAGAAAAAAGATAAACAAATATCCGCTCTAATATCCGAGTTAAAACCACTAATAAGTGATATAGGTGATGCCACTTTGATAGTACCGTTAATTAAAGAATACTTAGAAATAAGTGTTAAAAATGACGAGCAACTTATCAAAATGGCCACTATTATCCAACGTGCATTAAATTCAACATCAACAGACGATGGTGGATTTGGTATCTCGGATGAAGAAAAAGCTCAATTACTTGCTGAAATAGATAAAATACACGGAGAAAATAAATAATGGCAACTAACTTTGGATTATTTGCAGCCAACCAAGCTGCTAGTCTTTACAACCAGGTAAGCGTACTAAGTGCTATATCAAAAGGCATGGGAATAATTACTTCGGTTCGTGTTAAAAGTATTGTATTAACGGAATCCCATCCTCGTTTTAAAGAATTAGGTGAATGGAATAGTTTAGGTGTGATAGAATATCAATCTATAGACAATCCTCAAGAAACAACCATATATCCTATAGCATATCCTGTATTTGCTAATAGTAAAATATTCCCTTTAATAAATGAAATAGTTTATTTAATAACTCTCCCAGATACAGGTATAGGTGAATTACCTTCCCCTTCACGTTCTTATTATTTTAATTCTGTTTCTATATGGAATCATCCTCATCATAATGCTTATCCTTTAGATACAAATACTCTTCCTGATTCTCAACAAAAAGATTATCAACAAACTCAAGCAGGGAGTGTTAGACGTGTCACAGATCAAAGTACAGAAATATTTTTAGGCAATACCTTTAAAGAACGCTCTAATATTCATCCACTTTTACCTTTTGAAGGTGATGTTATACAAGAAGGTAGATGGGGTAATAGTATAAGATTTGGTTCGACTGTTAAAAAAAGACCTAATAACTGGTCTGAAGGTAATAGTATTAACGGTGATCCTATTATAATTTTAAGAAATGGACAATCAAGAAATGCAAGTACTGAAGGTTGGATTCCTATAACTGAAGACATAAATACAGATCTAGCCTCTATTTATGCTACTTCAACTCAACAAATCCCATTAAAAGCATCATCTACAAGTTATGTCAGTTATAGATCAGATGCACCTATAATACCTAATAGATACTCAGGAAATCAATTAATATTAAGTTCGGGTCGTTTAGTATTTAATAGTACTACAGATCATATTTTATTAAGTTCTAAAAAAACAGTTAATTTAAATGCTGCAACTTCAGTTAATATTGATGCTCCTAACACAATAATACAATCAAATAAAATTTATTTAGGTTCTAAAAATGCAACCCAACCCGTTTTATTAGGTAATACAACGGTTCAATTATTGAATCAATTGATAACAAGTTTAAATGCCTTTATGACTATTTGTTCCACAGCTGTAGGTACCTCTCCTGGCGTGTATATAAGTGCACTTGGCACGGCAGCCTCTCAAATGATGACTACATTAAATCAGTTACAATCAAATTTAGAAGGTACTAAATCTAAATACGTTAAAACATCATAATGGATAATCCAATTCAAATAGATAATATTAGAAAACAAGAAGCAGCATTACTTAATAGTAATGCTCAAAAAGTTATACCTGTTGATGCTACGGCTATTAATAATTCTAATCCGGATAAACCTAAAGGTACAGCTAAATTAGGTATTATTATAACAAATTTAGGTAAAAAAATTATAGTTGGACTTATACCTATCGCTATTGATATGGTTAGACAATTTATTACTGAGATAGTAGAAAATGAAATAACTAAAGCAAAAGAAAAAGCAACAGCAGAACAACAAAAAATTCAAGACCAAATTAATACTTTAGATGCTAAACGAAAAAGTGGTACTAAAGGATTAGATATACAAATAGGTACATTAACCGCTAAAAAAGAAGCAATACCTATAGCTACACAAGCTATTGAAGATAATTTACGTGCTCAATTAACAAATTTTGGATCATTTTCATTTGCTGAACTCCCATCTCAAATACCTCCCATATTAAAAACAGTGTTTGCTAATGGTTGCCCTAATCCAAATAGCCCTACTATTCAAAAAATTCTTACTATCCGAAATGGTTTAGTAGTATCTTTAAATTCTATTGGTATCCAATTAAATAATATAACCCAAGCTATTACAGGTTTAACTACATTTTTAAGTTTAACAGAAATAGTCCTATCTTCTCTAGATACAGCCAAAACTTTACTATCAGCAGCTTCAAAATTTGTTCCCTCTCCTCCAGGCGTACCAGGAGTTATTACTTCAGGTTTAGCAGATTTAGAAAGTATAATTCGTAAAAAATTATTTACACCTACAGGTGAAGCAAGATTACCTAAAATAGCCGGTTCTATTGCTGCCGCTGCTATTCCAATATCAATAATAAACATATATATACAACAATTAGTAGGAATATTATCAGCATTAGACGTTAAATTAAAACAATGTGTGCCCGATTTAGCAAGTAATTCATCATTTCCAGGATTAACTTCACTTTCCGATACTATCGTTTCGATAGCAGCACAACAAACATTAGCTAATCAAACGATTAATGAAACAACATATAATGGATTTTTAATTGAAATTGAGACTGTACCTTATAGCCCAACGGTAAACCGTTATAGAGCTGTAGGTAAAAATCAAAGTGGTATAGTTTTAACTCAAACAGAATTATCATTTACTCTAGAACCTCAAATATTAATCAACGAACTTAAATTAATAATTGATAGAGACAATTTAAAAGCTTATTAATTTTAATATTTATAATACGATGGAAACAACAAAATTTAAAAAACTCATCAAAGAAGCAGTAAGAGAAGCAATTCAAGAAGAATTGCGTGATATATTACTAGAAGCAGTTAAATCACCTAAAGCAACAGTAGTTAACGAATCATATGTGCCTCAAAACACATATGTTCAACCTCAAGTATCACAACCAAAACAATTAACCGCGTCTGAACGTAAAGCAATGTTTAGTGGTATGATTGAAGAAATGCAACAAGGGGGTGTAGCAACTACAAAAAATGTTCCGTTTAAACCTCAAGGACCCGTTGATTCAATTAATGGTAAACTACCTGAAGGTGAAGTTGATTTAAGTCAAATTATGGGATTAATGAATAATAGATAATGGCATACGGCGCTAAAAAAATATTTCCAATAGATACCCAACCCGGAACCGCGGTTGGTATTTCTATTCCTTTTAATGCACCCGCAGTATTTTATTCAACCTATACTACTAAAGATGCTGTTAGAAATAATCTATTAAACTACTTTTTAACAAATAAAAATGAAATATATTTAGTACCTAATTTTGGGGCTAATTTACGAGCTTTTATTTTTCAACAAATTACAAATGGAAATGTAGAAAGTTTAAAAGAAGATATTCAATCTCAATTATCTATTTATTTTCCCAATGTTGTAGTAGCATCCCTAGATATTTTACAAAACCCAGATGATAATACAATTACAGTAATCTTAAAATATAATGTAATAGATACAGGTATAACCGATCAAATACAAATATCATTTCAATAATGGCAACTAATAATACTAAAAAAGATATAAAATATATCAATAAGGATTTTACCGAATTAAGAGCAAGTCTAATTGACTATGCTAAAACGTATTTTCCAACAACCTATAATGATTTTACTCCGGCTTCACCGGGTATGATGTTTATGGAGATGGCGGCTTATGTTGGTGATGTTTTATCTTTTTATCTTGATAATCAATTTCAAGAAAACTTTTTACAATATGCTCGTCAAACAAATAACTTATTTGAATTAGCATATATGTTTGGTTATAAACCAACTGTAACCCAAGTTGCTACTACTGATATTGATTTTTATCAACAAGTACCTGCTAAGTTTACAGGTGGGCAATATATTCCTGATTATGATTATGCTTTATATATCCCCGATAATACTACTATAAGTTCAACCAGTGTATTTAATATACCTACTTTTTTAACAGAAGATCCTATTGATTTTACAGTATCATCATCTCAAGATCCTACTGAAGTAACAGTGTATTCTACATCTGGAGGGAATCCAACCTATTATCTTCTTAAAAAAACCAGAAAATCAATTTCTGCTACTGTTAATACTACTACTTTTAGTTTTGGAGCTCCGGTTCAATTTTCTACTGTTATTCTGAATGATAGTAAAATTATAGGAATTTTAGATATTGTAGATAGTGATGGTAATACTTGGTATGAAGTAGATTATTTAGGTCAAGAAATGGTTTATAAACCAATCAAAAATACAAATCCTAACGATCCTAATTACTATTATGATCAAGGTAATGCTCCTTATCTTTTAAAATTAGAAAAAGAACAGCGTCGTTTTGCAACCAAATTTATCAATTCAGGCTCACTCCAAATTCAATTCGGTGCCGGTACGGCAAATGATGTAGATGAAAATATTACTCCTAATCCAAATAATGTAGGTATAGGATTACCATTTGAAAAAACAAAATTAACAACAGCATATTCACCTTCAAATTTCTTATTTACAAGAACTTATGGTATTGCTCCT